GGGTGCTTCAGTAGAAGTACATTGATATCCAGTTTAGCAACATGACCCTTCGCCATCAACTCTTCGGTACGAATGATTTTGTACGAAGCACCAAACAATCCCTCAAGAACCCACTTATGAGTCTGTGTTCCATCAAGTGTTCCGGTAAAACCAAAACGATATTTTGCATCAGCAAGTTTAGACATTATAGATATTAATGACTTTGATTTAAACTGGTGTGCTTCGTCTCCGATAACTACATTAAATCGTTCAAAATATTTTCGGGGGAGTTTGTAAATAGACTGCCAGGTAGTAATAATAACTTGAGAATTCGTTTCTCTCTCCTTCCCTGCATAGATCTTGTGACAATATGAACCTACATCCCAACCATAGTCTGCAAAGTCTTTATACATCTGCTCTACTAGCGAAGTCGTCGGAACGACTATCAGAATATTTTGTTTCTTCTCAACGTAATATCTCACAAGAGAATATATCATCAGAGACTTTCCAGAAGCAGTTGGGGATATCAACAACTTTCTATTATGTTTTAAAGCGTCGTATACTCCCTCAACTTGGTAATCTCTCGGAGAATACTTACAAATAGCATTCATATAATCTTTTACACCTTCCTTTGAGATAAAGTCATTCGTCTCAAAAGGAAGACCATAATACTTATTATCTACAAACTCATAAGTATATCCGTGATCATCACAGAACTTTGTAACCTTATCCAACAACCCAACGTAAATCTCTCCAGTCTGGGTATTAAATAATCTTATCTTTCCATCCCAGTATTTACTACGATACGAGGACATAAACTTTGCACCAGGAACCTCAAAGGTAAACTGGTCTGATAATTCGTAGTATACGTGAGGTTCTGCCTTAACCTGCAAATATACTTCATTCTTTTTTGATATAATCAAATGAGACATAACTCATAGGTTCACCTATAAGTATTTAGTTCATGCTGTCAAACTGATGTTCTAAAATAAGTCGATAAAAATTATCTCTCATCGCAATTAAGTTTAGTTGTTCTTGTGGTTCTCCACCAGACCATTTTTGAACTGCTTGTTTAAGACCTTCATGAATGAGACGGATGCCATGAATATTTACTTCAATATTATAATAGTTTCCTTCTTCTTGGTCCATTAGTTAAAACCTGCTTGAAATTTATGCCAGTCTATTGAGTTTTTAATTTGGAAAGTTCTATTCGAAACTGTCTTGATAATCTCTTCTAAGAACTTGAGCATCACATCATAATAACGAATTTTGAGATCAATAGTATTTAACTTCTCATCGGCATCCATATACCTCTGTAATGCCTCTTTATCTCTAACTTTGTATGGGAATGGTTCTTCTGCATAAACCTCTGCTGTTGCCTTTCCTGTGTAGTAGTTATATCGTTCCAATTTTATACGATTATAAGTTCCTCTTGCCTTCTCTCTTAAAAGAGTGATGGTATTGTATAAAGTATAATATTTTGAATGAAGTTGTGGGACTTTTAATGATTCATCATGTAGATTATCAGGGTCGATTTGAGAATCTTTTTCCCACATCTCCTGAATTTGATCAAGGTTCATAGAGGTGTTCTGTTGTCAGCAGCTAATACATTGTAGATAGTATACTTGAAAGTAACCTCTGCTGTAAAGTAGTTGATGTCTGTATCACTGGCTTCAAATTCTAAAGAAGTCAAATAAATCGGAAATAGATCTCTGAATTTTACAATAGCAACATCTCTAAAGTTGCTATTTAAAATATGAAGACTTCCGTCACTAAACTGTTCTCTTAAATCTCTTACTCCACCATTACTTGTTGTTAAATCTTTAAACTCTTGTGTCGTCTCTGGAAAACCTAAACCTGTCATCCAATTATGAATTGCCATATAGTTGACCATATTCTCATCAACTAAAAATCTTAAAGAGAAATCACCATAAGTGAGTTTATCTCCAGGAAGATCAATATCCTTAAGATAAGTTGGTTGAAATGCTGTTCCTAAACTTATATTTGGAATACTAGCAGAGTTTGAAAAAAAATCAACCTTCGGTTCTTTTGCTAATGTAAATTTAAATCCAACAGGTGATAAAAAATTTCTATTTCCTATCTGCTTATCAAATGCCGTCGCCATTGTTTTATTTGTATTTAGATAAAAAAAGACCCCCCGAAGGAGGTCTGTGAGTGTGAATTCCCGTAGGAAAATATCACATCAAGTTTTGGACCTTAACCCTTCTGTAGTAACGGTTTGTGTTGGTCTGCAGTCTACCAGGATTGGTAACAGGAGCAGCACCTTCTGCGAAGGGGTTAGCAACAATACCGTAACGAGTCTTGAATCCGATCTTGGGCTGGAAGGTGTTCTCTCCAACTGCACGAACCATCTGAAGAGGAACGTAAGGGCAGTAGAACAGACCTGCATCATAAGGTGAAGAACCCTTATAACCAGCAACATAGTATTGTGCAGCTGCTTGGTTTGCAGAATAAGGATCGATATAGACCTTATACTTACCAGCAAGAACACCTGCGAAGGTGTTACCAGTGTCATCAACGTTCAAGTTTGCATTGAGTGCAGGGGTGTAATCAAGTACACCAGCCATGGTCAGTGCGGAAGCAACGTCTGCGGAACACAGAATCATGTTGCCCTTTCCTCTACGAGTTCTTTGTGCGATTGCGTTCGCATCTCTCTCGATTTGGAAAATAAGACCTTTGAACTTCTCAACAGACCAACGACCGTTGGAGTCAACGTCAAGGTCGAAAGTACCGGCAGTAGCAACGTTTGCTTGAGCACCGGGTTCAGCAACCTTATAGATGGTTCTGATGACTTCTCTGTTGATTTCCGCAAGGATTTCAGTGGAGAGAATGTTGGCAAGTTCTGCCTCGGCATTCAAACCGTGGATTGCCTTGAGGTCTTGTGCCAGTTCCAGAGAATACTCTGCTTTCAGAGCACGGGACTTAGCAGTAACGGTGACTTTCTCAATCGAGAATGCCATCTCGTTGAAATCGATAGCACCACCGTCTCCAAGAGCTTCGGAGTTTGCCGTGGACATACCCTGACCGACATTATATCCGGTTTGGGTTTGAGCAGTTGGGCTCAGAAGTCCTGGATTAGTGCCACTCTGATTTCCAGTGGTTCCTAAACCAACGTTTGCTTCCTGACCAGCAACATAAGAGTTAGTGCCGTCAAAACCGAGTCCACTGTTAGAGAATCCGGTGTTTGCTTCGTCGAAGAGTGCTTCTGTACCACTTTGATTCGTGAAGCGTGAACGCATTGCGAAGATCAGTCCAGTAGGACCGTTCATCGGTTGAACGCCTGCAAGGTCATATGCGACCAGGTTAGGCATTGCGCGTCTGATCAATGAGATCAGAACGGGGTCGAAGTTAGCAACTCCGGAACCGGTTGAGTTTGTAGGTGCTTCTGAAAGGAACTCACGCTCCTCACTAAGCATTTTTTCTTGGTTCTCCAGAAGAACTGCGGTAACCATTCTCTTATGAGCATCATTGATGCCTCCAAGACCCTCATGGTTGAGGATAGGTGCCCACTTCTCCTGAAGGTGTTCAGCATTGAAACCTTGCATTTGAATTTACCTTGTTAAAAATTTTAGTTTGATTTATAATTAAAAAATCACTTTTGCGAAACTCTAGTCAGAGTATCGAGATATGATTCCATTAGACCAGTAACTGGTTGTGCAATGGATTCCGAACTCTCTGAAATACTCTCTGAATTGTCTCTTTGAGTACCAACATTTTCTGGGAAATAAGAATTTCTCAATGTTGCCAGTTTCTCACGATAGTTGTCTTCACTATCAAACTCAACATTTTCTGCAAGAGAAGCGAGTTTATCCTTCTGAGAAAGTGCTAGACCTTCGCAGACCTCGGAGAAGATTACATCAGCAACCGACTCGGCTAATCTTTGATTAAGAGCAATATTAGACTTAATTTGCTCGTTGAGTTTATATTCCATTTCATCTAATTTTTCTACCATTGCGGTAGTTACATCATATTTTTCTTCAGGGATGTTTACATAATGATCTTCAAAAAGACTTCTCATTCCAGTCAGGAATGATTCGGTCATTTCTGCCTTGAGACCTTGCTCAATTGCGAGTTGATTTTCAGTAATCCACTCTTCGGCAACATACTCAAGGTATGCATCAACTCTATCAGTCAGTTCTTCTTTAATAAGAGTAACTTCTTCTTCGAGAGTTGTTTCATATTGTGCTTTCAGTTCTTCTTGAACTTCGGCAACTTTTGTTTTGATAGCAGCTTCAAAAATAGTACGTGCTTTCTCTTGGAATTCTTCGGAAAGTTCTTCACCAGCAAGCAGTGCTTCAACATCTTCTTCGATGTTATACTCTGCTTCGATGACTTCTTCTTCAGATACAACTTCTTCTTCAGAAGTTTCTTCCTCGGAAACTACTTCTTCGGCAGATGCAGTGGTCTCTTCTTCTTCGACTACTTCACCTTCAACTTCCTCTTCTTCCTTCATACCACTAGGCATGGGTTCAGCAGGTTTAGCACCTCTATTCACAATGTCTTTGACAGTTGCGATTTTGGGTTCTGCGAGTTTAGCAGAGTTGTCGTCTACTTTATAGTTTTCTGGAGTAGGGCCACCGAGATCTTCGTAACTGCCAGTTTGACCAGGGGTCGAAACACCGGAAGCATTGCTTCCGGATTTTGGCATTGCCTCAGATGCAGCAGCTCCTTTAGTTACTACGTTTTCCATTTCTTGTAAATTGCTACCAACGGACATTTGATTTTATTAGATTTTTATACTAATATATTTATTTATAATTTAAAGATTTGATAAGAATTCGTTGAACAAGTTTAACTTATGTTCTTCGAGAACTTTTTGGTCAACAAGAGTGTTAATTCTCTTCTGAGTTCTTTCTGCGAGTTGCTCACGAAGAATTCCTCCTTCCCAAACCCACTCTTTTCCTTCCATAATTCCTGATACAAATGCATCGGGTGCAGAAGGATCGGCAACGATATCAGCAGCAGTTGCTAACA